AGACGATTTAATCGATAGTTTAGTGGAAGTACATCAAGGTAAGTATGGTAGAATAATTTTCGAAACCCCAATTGATTTAGGTTTAGTTAATCAGGACGAAATTGATCTTGAAGATATTCTTATTCAATTAAACGATTATTTGTCCGGACCGTTTGCTGAAATGCATGATTCAGTTAAAGATACTGATTGTCTCAATATTAGAGACGAAATCCTTGCAGTTATTAATAGACTACGCTATCTCCTAACGCTTAAATAATAGAGCGTTATGATTGAACAAGCTTTTTATAGTTTTTTTAAAGAAAGCACAGGTAAAACCATATCTATTCAAGAAGCTGCTGGTGAAGGTATTATACATCACCTTACACATCTTGAAGAGCTTGTATTGAAGGGCCAAAAACAAGGTTTAGATCTTGCTGTTCAGTTTATTAATGAACTTGTTCGGGTATTAGAAGGAAGTACTGATTCAAAAATTTTTACAACAGTAAAGTATGATGGCGCGCCTGCATTAATATGTGGTTACAATCCTGAAGATGGACGTTTTTTTGTAGGTACTAAAGGTGTTGGAGCAAAAACAGCAAAAGCATGTTATACTGTACAAGATATTGCTACATATTATAGTGAGAGTCCGGGTTTAGCGGATAAACTTAAACTAGCTTTATTGTATTTACCAAATGTTATTAAACAAAACATGTATCAAGGTGATTTTATGTTTGATAAAGCATCTTTGAGTAGAGTTAACTATGAAGGCGAAGAATTAATAACCTTCAAACCTAATACTATTACCTATGCAGTAGAAGCTAACTCTGAATTAGGTAAAAAAGTACAAAGAGCACAAATTGGTATTGTATTTCATACAAGACTTACAGGACCATCCTTTAAACAACTTAAACAATCTCCAGATGTATCAGCTGCTGAATTTAATCAAACACCAGATGTATGGGTAGATGATGCAAAATTCAAAGATATGTCAGGGCTTGTTACTTTAACAGAACAAGAAAAAAAAATAGTTGAAAAAAGTTTAAAATTTATACAAAATTCTGCAAAGATTATAAACTGGACTACATTACCTACAACATTTTATATAGATGCTAACACATTTATAAACTTTTTAATTAAAAGAGGTGAATTTGTTGGAGATTTAGATAAAAATTTTGACGATTTTATTCAATGGTTTAATGATAGAAAAGATGCTGAAATAAACAACCCTGAAAAAGTAAAAACTGATGCTACAAGGCAGAAAAAAACAGAAAACAAAAATAAAGCGTTAGAATTTTTCAAACAAAATAAACTTTCAATTATTAACATATTTAGTATAACTGAAAAAATTGCTGAAATTAAAAAAATTTTTATTACAAAATATAGTAACGCTGTAAAATCAAAACAATTTATAGCTCAACCAGATGGCACACTTAAAGTTACAAAACCAGAAGGTTTTGTTGCCGTTGATCATGTAGGTAATTCAATAAAACTTGTAGATAGATTAGAATTTTCACGAGCTAACTTTGCCGTACCAAGAGAAAAGAAATTCAAATGATAGCTTTTAATAGTTTTTTTACAGAACAAACAAGAGATGGGAAATTAGTTATAATTTACCCCGGTAGATTTCAGCCTGCTCATAGAGGGCACGCTATGATTTATAATTCTATAGTACAAGAGTACCCTGAAGCAGATGTATGGGTTGCTACTTCAAATGTAGTTAACGAAAAATCACCATTTAATTTTCAAGAGCGTAAATTTTTATTAGAAAAAGCCGGCATACCTAGTAATAGAATAATGCAGGTTGTTAGTACATATGTAGCAAAAGAAATAACATCAAAATATAATGATACAAAAGATCATCTTATATATGTTGTATCTGAAAAAGATGTTGATAGATTTTCATACAAGCCTAAAAAAGACGGATCACCAAGCTATTTTGCAAAATACGTAGAGAGCATGCCGCTCTTACCTATGGGTCAAAAAGGGTATATAAAAGTCGGAAAAACATTTCCTTTTAAAGTATTAGGTAAAAATATAACCAGTGCATCTCAAATAAGAGATATGTATAAACATGTCTCGGATCAAGAAAGAAAACAAATCATTGTTGACCTGTACGATAAGTTTGATAAAGATATCTATAACTTGTTTAATAAAAAGTTGAAATAAGTTCTAGAGTTAGTATAATACTGCTATATGAAAAATAGTAGTACGGTAACACTAGAACTCAAGCAAGATGAGGCAAACATGCTTTTAGAAGCCCTTTTGTTTGCTTCTTCTGTTAACGTTGGAGCTGAATGGGATGAAAAAGATATTACTAAAATGGTATCTCTATCTAAAAAGCTTAAGCGTAGCTTGAATGGCTCAACTAAATTAGATAATATTGTCTTTTATCAAGAAGAAAATTATGAAGATTCTTGGACACAATCAGTCTTTAATTTCTTTAAAAAAGACTTAAACATAATTCCATTACAACAAGCCTAATGGTAAGATTTGAATCAACTAAGATTATAGAGCTCGGTTCTTGTGCTTTCCGTCAATGGAGAGCTGAAGGCACTCACTGTAAATATGTTCACGGGTATCGTTTAATGGCTAAATTTTGGTTCGGTTGTACAGGTTTAGATAATAAGAACTGGGTTATTAATTTTGGTGGCTTAAAAGATGTTAAAAAGGTTTTACAGGATCAATTTGATCATACTCTCTGTATTGCAAAAGACGACCCATTACTCGAGCACTTTAAAGAATTAGACCAACTTGGTGGTTGTGTTCTTAAAATTATGGATGGTGTTGGTATTGAAAAGACGGCCGAGTGGTGCTTTAAGACAGTTGATCCTATGATCAAAGAAATGTCTGTAGGTCGTTGTTGGCTTAATAAGGTAGAGGTCTGGGAACACGATTTAAATAGTGCAATTTATGAAAAAAGATCTTGAAATAATTACAGCTAAGTTTGAAAAAGTGGTACCAAAAGATCGTAAAATTGGATTTTGGGACTTTTTAACTATTTGCTCTGTCTTGATTTTTGCTTTATTTTATTTACTATTGTTTAATCCAATCGGGTGGATTGCTATTGTGTTGTGTACAATGCTTTATAAATTTGTTATTGGAGGTTAATTTATGATTGATATTAATAAAGAAACATTGTTCTTATCTGACGACAAAATCTTTCTAACTATAGAAGGGGAAGGAGAATATATTGGTAAACCATCTGTTTTTATGCGTTTATCAATGTGTAATCTTTCGTGCAAAGCATGGTCTTCACCTGACTCACCTAACGGTTGTGACTCTTTTATTTCATGGTCTGTAAAAAATAAAATGACTTTTTTAGAGATTTTTCAAACGATGGAAGAAAATAATTTCGTTGAACATCTTAAATGTGGTGCTATTTTAAAGCTAACTGGCGGAGAACCTTTTGTTCAAGAAAAGCAGCTTCTTAAACTTATAGAAGCATTTGTAGAACGATATAATTTTATACCTAGAATCGATTTTGAAACAAATGCTACTCTAACACCTTCTGAAAGATGGGTAAGTGTATATAAAGCTACGTTTACCACATCCCCTAAACTAACAACTAATGGGGATCCAGAAGAAAAGACTTACAAACCCGAAGTATTAAAGTGGCATGTAGAACATGGATCTGGTTTTAAATTTGTTATCACCTCTGACAGAGATATTGAAGAAATTTGGAGAAAATACGTTAATGATTACGAAGGTATAAATATACCCTTATATCGTATTTGGTTTATGCCTTGCTGTGGATCAAGAAAAGAACATATTGAAAATGCTCCTGCTGTAGCTGAATATGCTAAAGCAATGCATGTTAATTTTTCTCCGAGATTGCAGTTGGTAATCTGGGACAAAGCTTTGAAAGTTTGATAAACTGCTTTTATTGATACCCATGTTACAAAACAAGGGGTTAAGCGTAATTATTTTCCTGATTTTATTACAGAAAAAGAAATAATTGAAATTAAGCCAGCAGCGTTGATTAATACTGAACAAAATATAAGTAAACAACAAGCAGCAAAAATATTTGCTAAGCAAATTAATAAAGAATATAAGGTTTATACAGAGAAAGATTTTGATCTTTTAAAACAAAACGAAATAGACTCTTTGTTAATACAAAAGAAAATAAAATTTATTTAAAAATATGAAAATAGCTGTAATGGGATGTCAAAATAATGGAAAAAGTACACTGATTAAAGAATTCTGTAAGCGTTGGCCGATGTACAAAGAAGTTAAGTCTACTTACCGTAAACTTATTAAAACCGGTAAAATTACTAACAATGAAGAAGGTACAGCAGAATCTCAGAGAGCTATTCTCGATGCAATTATTGATGATACACAAAAAGCTTCTGCAGAAGATAATGAATTTTTAGTATTTGATCGCTGTGTAATTGATAATATCGTTTACTCTCTTTGGCTTAATGAAAAAGGTAAAGTATCTGATGAGTTTATTATGGATACAAAGCGCATTGCTTTTGAAGCAATCCGTATTTTTGATATTATCTTTTATCTTCCGTTAAGAGAGGAAATTAGTATAGTGCCTAAAAAAGGCCGTGCTATTGATCCCGTTTACCGTCAAGAGATTGATAATCTTTTTAGAGCTGTTGTTGGAACATATGAAAAGCAGCAAGGTATTTTCTTTCCTAAAGTAGACTGTCCTGCTGTTATAACTTTAGAAGGCCCGCCGGATTTACGTATTGAACAGATTCCTTTGTATATTAAACCATCAGGTAAATTCTTTGATGAAGAAGATGGTTCTTTGTTAGCTAATATGTAAATTCGTATAAATAATAATACGAATTTATGTCTAAAATTAATTTTAAGTTTTTAGTAGAACGTTTATTAATCGAGCAAACAAACACTTTAGGAGAAAAAATTAAATTTTTAATACCTAGTAATAATTCATTAATAGAATTAGCAACATGGGCATGGGAATTATCACAAACTGGTAGCACCCGTCTTAAAAAAGATACTTTATTAGGTATGAGACCAGTATGGCCTATAATAGATACTTTATATGCTATAATTAGAATTTTACAAGGGTATAGTATTATAAATGTTTTTAAAGAACAACAAGCAGAAGATGTAGGTAAATGTTTAAATAAAGCGTTAAACGAAGAAGAATTTTTAAGTTATTTGCTTAAATTATACCCAAATTCAAAAATTGATAACAATCAAGATATAAAAAACAAAGTTGTACAAACTATACAAGAAAAAATAGAAAATTTATTTGAAAATTATAATAATTATCGTCAATGGACTTCAACTAGATTAAAACAGTTAATAGATCAAACTCAAACTTTAGCAGCTGAAGAATATCTCAATCTTTCTCCATATGATTCTATAATGAAATTATTAAAAGAATATGGCGGTTATGATATTAAACTTGTAAAAAATATTATATATTACCCTGGTGAAACTCGTTACACACAAAAAAGTAATATTGATGGACCAATTTTAGCTACAATTGTTGAAATTTCTAAATTAATGTTACTTTTTTATCGGGAAGAAATTTTAAAACAAATTTCAACAAACGAAAAAATAAAAAATTTAAATATTGAAGAAAATAATTTTAAAAATATACTTGATAAATCTGCAGGTAAAATAAATGCAACTTTTGAAAACGCCGGTAATGCTTTAAGAAATGATTATAAAAATTTTACTCACGGGAAATCAATATATGTTATTGATGAAAAAGGCCCTTTAATTACAAAAGTTGCTGATTTTAGTAATCGTACCGGTATGAGTCAAGAAATATATGAAGCATTTTTATCTCTTTTTAATAACATTAAAAAAGGCACTAACCCAAATGGTTGGAAAGTCGCCGGCAAAGCAATTTTTGGAGCTATAAATTCGTTAACCGATGTTTTAAACGCTATAACAGCTTTTAGCGGACAAACTATATACGGAGGCACTCGTTAATGTCTAAGTTTGATCAAATTTGTGAAAGTTTTTTTCCAAGAACCATGAAAGTGGTTACAAGAGTTCGTTATCCAAAGCAAATTCAATTTTCAGAAAAATTTTTAAAGTCTCTTAAAGAAGAATTTTCTAGACTGCAAATGATTGAAGAAGCAGAGACTGATGTAGAAGTAAAGCCAATCCGTAATTACAAAGATAAGTTTCTTAAGGCTATTAACTTCTGTGTAAGTAATCTCAAGTAATTTTTTGTTTCATTAAAGCTTCGACTCCAGAGTAGGAGTTTTGTACGATAAATTTGTAAGGTAGTTCGTCTAAACAAAGGTTACAGCATATCTCGTTAACATCTTTGTACTTCTTAAGTTCTTTAGGCCATACAAAGAGTTTTTTATTTTGTTTAATAAGGTTCTTAATTTTTTTAGACATCTCTTTATTATTCTTATCGTTATCGTAAACGTAGATAATTTCTTTATCGACACACTTCTTAATAAAAGCTTCTTGTTTATCAGTCATTGAAGAACCGCCAACCGCTACAGCGTTTTTAACGAACATAGCATCAATAGGTCCTTCGAAGATAAAAATGTAAGGAATATTATTATCAATATTGTTCTCGCCGTATAGATTCTTCTCTCCATACTTTGTTAGATATTTTGGATATGTATCACCGTCAAGAGTTCTTGATTGATAGCACTCAATCTTACCCGATTCTCCATAAAAGGGAATTATAAGTCTATTCTTATGCACCTTATCTTTAAAAGATACATACAATGACTTTGGTTTATTAACAGCACTAAATAATCTTCTCGACTGACAATAATCAATTACTTTTTTAATAAATTTATTGTCTTTATAAAACTCAATCTGACTTGGATCACAGATATTAATAGCGTCATCAGGTATTGTAGGTATATCGTATACCTTTACTGCTTCACTTTGTTTAGCTATTTTACTTTGTATTTCAGCTGATCCGTGAAAATTTTTTGTCTCTTTTAAAATCTCAGGAATGGTTTTTTTAGTAACTTCATGAATCCATGAAAGTTCGTTCCAAGACTTAGAACAGTTAAAACAATAAAAATAACGGTCGTCAGGAAAGTAAAACAGACGTCTCTTACGGCCTGCAGAACTACCTTCCCCACACACACAACACTCTGCGTTATATGTTCTTTGATACTTCTTGTACGTCGGTCTTTTACAGTAAGAGTAGAGAGCCTGTATGACGTAATCTTGAGGTAATCCTTCCACCTCTTTATTATATAGGATTAAGCGCCGGCAGCAATATCTCTCTGTCTTTTAGCAGAGTTGATAATAAAACCTTTAAGAATTTCAGATAACTGTCTCGACTGTTCAGCTAATTTAATAATATCTGAAGATGTTTCACGAGAAATACCCTGGAACAATGAACCAGCTCTATCCATGTCAGTTACCATTTGCTGTAAAGAACCAGTATCAACGCCGTTTAAAGTGTCAGCAAATTCATCTAATTTCATAATGAAATTTTTGATAGAACCGGCATCTCCAACAGGTTGAGAAACAGGTACAGGTTCTACATCGTAATTATCTGGCATTGGAACACCATCAGCTTCTGGAGCTGGTGTTTCTTCAGCAGGAACTTCTTCTGGAGCTACATTTTCATCTGGTAAAGCTACTTCGTCTTGTTCGGTGAGAAATACAGTTTTAAAAAGACTATCAAATTTCATATAATTAGATTATATATATTTATGGGAGATTTACTACTTTTTGTAAATTTAGTATGCTTTGTACTTACAATTATGGTTGTATGGTTTAAATCAGCTGCTTTTGTTGAGTATAGTAAACTATTTGGTTTGAACTTTTTACTTTTAGGTTATGATAAAGACCCAAATAACCTTACTTTTACACAGTATTTGTATGTAAAATCAAGAACTCTATTTAAATGTCCGATTTGCAAGTTTTTAACAGCTTTAATTACTTGTCCGCTATGTTTAGGTGTCTGGTTAAGTATTGGTGCTGCTTGCATTTACGGATCAATTTTATTAATGCCCATTTTTTATATTATAATACTATTCGGCTACTTCTCGCTAGACAGGATTATTGGTTAAATGTTTAGCCAATAAAGCTAAACATTCGTCTTCATAAAAATTTAGTTCAATTACTTTGTAATTGTCGTTATTAACTGAAAACCACACTACTTTAAGTTTATCGATAACAATTCTTGCGTACTTTTGTATAAAAATTTTATATAAAGATAACTGCAAAGAGTAAATGTTAAGCTCGCATTCATCAAGATGCTGAACCGGGTATTGAAGTTTCTTTTCAAATTCAGAAACCATACTAAACCGTTTATTGGTTTTAAAATCATAAATTTCATATTTTTCAGTCTCAGAGTTATACACAAGCATGTCTAGCATGCCACAGATTCTGGTGTCTTCTAAATCCCCAACAACAAATTCATTCTTAATAGGTATAACATTGTCTTTTGTATCGTTATAAAAGTTCATAAATTGCTTGACAAGAACCTTAAGATTCTTATACATCATTTCATGTAATGTTTGACCTAAAATAGATTCTGCAAGGACACGATTATACGGCTTAACCTTATTTTGATAATAGTTATCAATATAGTTATGAAGTGTTGAACCTTGTAAGGTTGCCATTTGATTATTTTTCTTCCAAAGAAGTTTCATCTCTTCCGGAGAAATACCTACTTCTTTAGCTTTAATTCCTGCCCATTTTTCTTCATCAAAAGGTTCTTTAACGGTGTTAACTAATCCGGTTACAGAAACTTTAGCAGAAGGTTGACCATCAATTTTATACGAATGTTTATCGTCGTAAAAGGTGATTCGGTCAAATACTTTTAGCTTTTTGAGATCTTCTAGCATGAGGTTTTCGCTTGAGATTTTTAATTGGACAAGCGCAATTATCTTTTAGTATACAGGCCTCACAACCTAAATCAAGATATATGTCAGGGCGCCAACATGCATGCTCGGTAACTTTAGCGCACATTTCTTTATTTTTCAATAAACTAATTTGTTCCGATCCTTTCCACTGCATTACAATAGGTTTAGCTTTATACTCTTCAGCTATCTTCTTTTGTCGCTTACGATCTACAGCGTCCTTTGATTTAAATTTCTTAACGTAACACTTGAGTATGTGGAAAGGAATAAGTTTTGTTTCTTTACAATTAAATTGCTTACGAATTTCTAGTTCTGAATTACCTTTAGCTAGTAATTTACGAGCATCTCGGGAAATAAAATAATTGATATAATCTTCAGAGTCATCAAACTTAAGCTTCTTGGCTTGCTTATCAACTCGAGCTCTTGGCTGCTTAGGAAGCATCTCTCCTGTTAATATACAAACAAGATCTACTCGCTTTTGACGTTTTTGTTTCTTTTCAGCCATTTTTGTAATATATTGCTTAATTAATCGTAATATGCCACTAAAATCTGGATCATCCCAAAAAACAATTGGTAAAAACGTTAAAGAACTTATGGGCGCTTATAAAAAATCTGGAAAGATCGGGACTTCAAAACCCAGGTCCAAAAAAGCAGCTCAGAAACAAGCTGTTGCCATCGCGTTATCGAAGGCTCAGGAATCAATTTCCTTTGATGAGCTTGTTAAATCTGTTCTTAGCTGATTCTAAATCAAGATGGGTCCATCCAAGAAGACCCCATTGGGTTGAACCGGGGTAGACTTCAGCTGCGGCAATTTTTTGTCCACCAATCTCGTAACCATTATGAGATTTAATCTCAACAACTTCAAAGCGAGGTGTTGGATTTTTCACTTTAGCATTTTCTTGTTGGTAAATAGCAAAGTTACCCTTACGAGTAACTTGAGTGTAGTTAAAACCTTTTTTAGTGAATTTAGTTTCTAATTTTTTCATACCGTCAGTATAACAGGAACCCGGTTCTGAGTCAAGCTCAAAACCGGGTTCATGATGTTCTACTACTTACCGATTAGCGAGCGCGGCGAGTGTTGCGGATCTTAGCGAAACGGCCATTGTTATCGCGAACGCTATGGAAGCGCTGGCGAAGGATGGCGGTGTTCGAGCGATCAACAAACCCGAGGAACTCATAACGGGTAGTATCGAGATAGTTCTCAACGATGCAGGACTTAACATTCTTAGGCGCATTAGCCGGAATGTAGAAGTCAGCGATTTCGTCAAGACCCATCGTCGTGATGGTTGTGTTTGTGTTTTTCATGACAGGTTTAATAATAAATGCAGTTTTTGACATTTCAACTACTTTTTAAAAAAATCCCATTCTTTTTTCCTGTTTTAGTTCCGTACTAGTGATCATATCAGGTTCTTGGGTGTTGAATATTTCCGCCAGAGTCATTGGTTCCTTAGCAGTAAATTTAATTTTATTATCATCAATAATACTCTGACATTGTTCAACGCTAAGTTTATCGAATTGATATTCCCCTTTAAGTCTTCCCTTACGAAGCAAGGCTTTATCAATATCTTGACGGCGGGAGTTGTAAGTAGCAATAACTGAGATACTAAACACATTACCCATAATACCGTCTGTGATATTAAGAATGGCAGAAACCAATGAGGACGAATCTCCTGGTTCCCGGGCTAATAAGGCCTTTTCAGCATCTTCAATAACAAGTACTGAATGTCTTTTTCTGAGTAATGCAGGTAAGAATGAAGGGTCAATTAATGAATCAATAAAAGCAACCGGAACATAAATCATATCCCGATTAATAAGTGTAGAGAGGTACTTAATGTATGTTGTTTTACCTGTACCTGGTTCTCCATGAAAGAGATATAAACCTGATTCGTTCTTTTTAAGATTTTCTACAATATGGTTATGTATTGGTGGGAAGTCTTCTTTGTAATATTTGTCGATAGAAAACTTTTCTGGTACAACAGTTTCGAAAGGTTCAAAAACAATTCCACCATGTTCGTCCCGAAAAATAGTATGAATAACACTGTTAAACTTTTCTTCGTATAAAAATTTATCAAAGTCTTTTAACGGAGGTGTTGTACCCGGTTTAAAATAAATCGAAAGGGTAAAAAGAGGAGGTGTATCGTTTGACTTTTTATGTTTGCGAGACGGTGATTTAGAAAACTGTACAATGCTATCTTTATATAAGAATGTACCTTTATATTCCGGTTCATCAATATCAAAATCATCTTGATACATGTTTAGGGTCATTGATTTCGGAGATGTCGCTGGAATGGAGACAAGATCTTGAAAGATTTCTCCCTTTTCTCTCAAAAAGAAAACTAAATCTTCAGTATATGTTTTGTTAACATGTACAGTTGAAGGCATTACACCATAAGTTGTTGTAAAATAAATTCCAAAAGGAAAAAACGATCCATGATGAGAAGTATCAAAGTACTGAACTTTTGGATCAATTTTAGCAGTTTTTCCTTGTCCGATATTTTTAGGTAATTGAATTTTAGACATACGACACTATAATAAATATTGTTGTGAGTATAAAGTGTTTTTTAATCCTGGCAACTCTATTCTTTTGTGGTTGTGAAAATTTAAAAGTTGGTGGTAATTACGAATATACAAAAGAAAAATTATCTGAAAAACACAGAAATGAAACTGTTTTAACCTATAAAGGAAAAATTAATAATTTAGACTACAAAGTTTATAACAAGATTAATTTAGATCTGATTAATTTAGATAAACCACCCTACTACGAAGCTTCGTACGAGCTTTGGTTCTGGTAAAAGCATCACCACGGGGAATCGAACCCCGATTGCATGGATGAAAACCATGTGTCCTAACCGTTAGACGATGGTGACGTTTAGTTAATTATGGCGTCTCGTGTAGGAATCGAACCTACATTGAGGCTTTAGAAGAGCCTTGTCCTATCCGTTGAACGAACGAGACATAAAGTGGCTGACAAGGTAGGATTCGAACCTACAACCGGAGAGTTAACAGCTCTCTGCTCTACCGTTGAGCTACTTGTCAATAAAGTTTATTTAATTTGGAATGGCTGGGACTCGAACCCAGAACCAATACCTTAAAAGGGTACTGCTCTACCGTTGAGCTACCATTCCGAAAATGGTGGGGCGGGTCGGATTCGAACCGACAACCAATCGATTTACGTTTGTGTTTGTTACCAAACTCCGTGGACTATATCTTCAACTACTTGAGTTGCTGGACGCTATTCTGGTAATTAAGAGGGCTAAACCTCCCCAGTAGTCTCTGCACCTTCTAGAAGTGTACTTCTAGCTTGGCTCAGTGTTGACCTATAAGGTTTTCACTGAATTCATCCAGTTTTCATTATAAATCTCTTTATAATGTCACAATATTATGAGCCGCAACTTTAATACTGTAAACAGTGTATCTCGCGATACAAAGCAGCCAGCTTTAACTGCTCTAACCATTGAGCTACCACCCCGTTAAATTTTTATCAAAGAACTGCTGGGTATGGGAATTGAACCCATGCTCGGCCCTCATCTAGGGCACACAGTTTATAAAACTGTCGGTGCTTCCAGTTACACTAACCCAGCTAAATTGTTTTTTTATATTACAGGGAAAAAAATTATTTGCAAGAAAAATACCCTGCGGGAAAACGACTCGAACGTTTAATGCTTATTCAGCGCCGGGTTCAAAGCCCGGTGGGTCTACCAATTCCCCCATCCCGCAAGAGCATAAATCTTTATTACCACTTATTAATTCATTTAACTCTTTTTGTTGTATTATTTTAATATTTTTATCTTTATTACTTTTTAAAACAGCTTGCATTTTTTTAATATCGTTTTTCCAAAAATAACCTTTTATTTCAACTATAAGATTATGTTCATTTAAATAAAAATCTGGAAAATAATAATGCCGTTTACCGTTCAATGTGTAAACTAAATGATTAGGCTTTGACCATTCAATGTTATTTTTATCACAATACTCTGCAAAAGCAAATTCTAAACTACTATTTAAATAAACATCTCTATTTTGTTTTTTACAAAAATAATATCCTTTTTGAAATGATTTTAAATAATTACCTCTTTGTTTTTCGAAATCTTCAGATACCAACCAACATTCTTTACAAAGTTTAGTTTTATTTTTTAATATATGTTTGTTACAAACAATGCAGTTATATTTTTTACCTTTTAAACTCCAAATATTTTTAGATCTATTTTTATAACATTTGTTACATAAATTACCCTCTTTAAGAACCTTTTTAACTAAAATATGTTTATTACAGTCAACACATGTAATAGAAGTGCTAGATCTATTTTTTAATGAAGTAGAGGTTTTGAGTTTTGATTCTTGTGTTCGTATTCTACCTGCATTATTATAAGAAGCAGCACAAGAACTATTACAGAACTTTTTTCTGTAATTAGCCTGTATTTGACTATGAGTAAATTTGGTATCGCAATATTTGCAAAACTTAGGATTTATTTCATAGATAGCTTGAGCTCTAATAGTATTAATATGCACTAATTATATTTATGCACGTAAACTCGAACCTTCAACTTAAAGGTGTGGGCGCAGTAAGATTCAAACTTACTCATCCTAAGGAAAGAGATTTACAGTCTCCCGCGACTCTTCAACTTCGCCGTACGCCCTAAAATATTAAGAAAATTTAAACTAAATCCCTTTGTTTGTCAAGCTAAAATAGAATAAATATCTGCGCCATGAAAAAAAATCGACCAAAAGTCGATCTTGGATTGGTTTATACAATGTATGGTGGCGTAGGTTATCCTGGTTACTATATGGACCCAGAAACATCCTACCTAGTATTTCGTTATATGAGATATTATGTAAGAAGGTTTTGGAGATCTTTTAAAAGATCTTATAAGGTCTATATAGCAACTATGGAGAAGAACCCTATGGCCTTCGCAAACTTGTTTTAAACTGTCAAAGATCGAAAAAAAGAACCCGGCCTTCTTGCGAGGGCCGGGTCTTAAAACAAAACGAATCAAGAACTCAGCCCGTAATGGGAAGTTTTCTATTATATTCGTTTTGTATGTAGTAAAACATCATGTTTATTTAGTCAATAACAGCAGAGACTACCTAAATTATTTTACTTCTTTTTTACTTTCTTTTTTGCAGCAACCTTTGTCATTTTGACAATCATTCTGCTTTTTAAGAACGTAAAGAGCAACACTAAGTGCTGCAACAGCTATTAGAAATGTAATCATAACAAAAGTAATTATAACGTAGGTTGCAATTTAGCAATAACCTTTATAACTATTATTATTATGCCTAATACATCCGAAACACTAAAACAACTCGTTGAATCCTTTGCCGTTGAAGCTGAAAAGTTTTACGGTGGTAATAATGCTGCTGGTGCTCGTGCTCGTAAAGCACTTCAAGAAATTGGCAAATATGCTAAATCTGAGCGTAAAGCTATTCAAGAAGAAAAGAATTCTCGTAAAGCCGCTAAAGTCGCTTAATTGCGCGGCTGTTGCTGCCTTTTAAGTCTCATCATTTTAATAGTCTTTTGAAGCTTCCGGTGTTTGCGAACTTTGCGTTCAGCCGGAGTTTCAAAGGCTCTTTTGACTCGAACGGTTTCAATAATACCTTCTGCATCGACTTTATTTTTGAGTCTCTTAAGGGCACGGTCAATATGTTCGCGTCCAGAAAACTCACCTTTTTGTAGATATACTGCTATATTTTCCATGGATAACATTATAATTTATATATAAATGTTATCAACAATGAATTTTGCAGAATTTGTAAAAATTAAATATCTTGGAGCAGGTATTGTTTTTATAACACCTAAAAAAGAAATTCTTTTACTTCAAAAAGAAAACGGTAAATGGACTTTTCCTGGTGGACATAGAGAGCCGGAAGAATATTCTCCTTTAGAAACTGCTGAAAGAGAATGTCAAGAAGAGTTAGGGTTGTTACCAGAAGGAAAACTTATAGGTAAATTAAAGATTACCAAAGAAGGTGAAAAACAGCCTGTTTACTCATTTTTTATGGTTGTTAACGATAGTTTTATGCCTACTCTTTCTTGGGAGCATAAAGACTATAAATGGGTAAATTATAGAAAAGTTAAATCAGAAAACTTAACTTCGGTATTTAGACCTTATTGGGATATGTATAAAAGGTTTATTACTAATCTTCCATAGCTTCCCAGGGCTGAACAATCCAAGTTGTTTCTTCTACCTCTTCTGCGTAGGTATCAGGTTTAAATTTCGAACAAGGTTTGTAAAATACGGAAGCTGTTTCAATCCTTTCACAACCATTACCTTTAAATTTGTTAACAGCATACTTAAAGGTTTCACCAGAGTCGGCTATATCATCTACGATAAGAATATTAGCATCTCTTAAGCCTTCAAAGCATTTTATATCCTGATATTCATGTATTGTGCCACGCTCTTGGTTCTTATAAGACTTTAAACCCAAATTAAGGTTATTACATCCAAAGGCTTCTGCTAAGATAACCCCTGGGATAGACCCTCCTTTGCCTATAGAAACAATAATATTAGGCGTTCTTTTAACACGCTTTTTAACTTCACCAACCAAAGTGTGAAAATGATCCCAAGAGTAGTATTGTTTTTTTGGTCTTGTAGATTGTTTTATTTCACCTAATTCATCTGGTGCCATTGAAGTTGGTCCCATAATACGATACATGTCTTCATCTGATAGAGGCATGTCAATATTTTAATAAAACTTTAATATTATTCAAGCGGTTTTACTTCCCAGGCATCAGTAATTCTGCAATATGTTTTGGGTTTTGACATATCAATTGCCACTCCATCTTTAACTACAAAGACATGCTTAGATTTTCTAACATAAAAGGTACCTTCTGGATATTTTTTTATAAATTTATTGAGAGTTATAGCTTTACGGAATTTTAATTTAGTAAAGCTACAATGAAAAACAGTTCTATTGTTTTTAAAAAATTTACGAATATTTGTTCCTCTATTAGGTTTACGACCGAAATTAGCTAAAACCATATAACATTTATGATAGGGCATATCTGTAGAAATAGCTAATGCCCTTACAGTACAATCATTCCGCTCCTCATCAGGAGACCCTCCGCTATTTTTATAAAACTCAATCATAAATTGAGTATAGAGGAAATGCCCTTGGTGCTCAACCTCAAGGCTAAAACTTTTTAGTCAACCCTTATATCTACGTTGTAGGTTTCGGGGACCTTTACAGGAACGGAAACTCTTAGTAAACCGTCCTTGTATTCTGACGAGATGTTTTTAACATCTACGTTTTCAGCGAGGTGAAATGACATTGTTGTCTTTCTTTTGCTGATTCCTTTACGAACATATTTGATATGTTCTTTTTGTTCGACCTGTTCTTTATCAACACTGATAATTAAAGATCCGTCACGGACTTTAATTCCAATGTTGTCTTTTCCGACGCCCGCAAGCGCAACGTCGAGTTCATAACGATAGATTTCTCCTTCGTTATTTGTAAGAACCCTGACATCATAGGGGTAATGTGCCCCCGGGACGTCAAAGGCCTTAGCAGGTATGTCTATTCCATCGAATAGACCACTTAGCCAGCTATCATTAAAGAGAGCAGGAAGCTGGCGGACCACGCTCTCCATTGGCGACCAACTAACGTTGCCAACTGTATAGTCAGTTCCGTTAGTGGTTTTATATGTTGTTATTGTACTCATGTTTTGTTCTCCTTTTCTAAGCGAGTTTATGAGTCTTAGCCTCAATAAGTTGAGCACCAAGGCAAAAATAATTATTCTCTCTAGCTAAAAATTTTCAAGAAAAATTTAATGAATTTATTATTTTTTCTGCTGCATTAGCTGTTAAAGTATTTTTAAGTCTTCCTCCTAAACTCTGACTATCAGTTATTTGAGAAGCAGAAATGTTCCAAACGTTTGTTGGTGTTAAGACTGCAGTACCTGATAAATTGTCTACGAGAATATTTAAAGCTACAGAACTTGTAGAAGGTATTATACAAGTACCCGTACTAAGTCCTAAATTATAGGTTGTTCCTTGTCTTACCGAGCTTACAGGTGGTTGAAGATTATCAGCAGAATTTGATTCTATTAAAGTGTAATTTTGAAAGGTATCTGTTTCAAACATTGCAGTAGCTTTTGTATTTGGTGTAAAGTATATATTACCAGCTGTTGGCCATTGACCTCTTGAACCGCATTGCAATTCTTCTACAAAAGTTTGAGAGCCTTGAGCTGAAGAAAATACACCAGGAGCAGCACCTACAGCTGTAGTATATCCTAATCCCCAATCATTTCCTATAGCTCTTTTAACTCTAAGAATACCTGTTGAGACGTTTCTTGCACCATAAGCCGTTGTACCATTTCCACCAATAGCATTTCCGGAAATTGTTATGGTGCCTGTTGAGGTATTTCTAGCGCCATCTGCATCTGTAGTGTTGCCCCCGTAAGTGTTACCGACAACCGTAACAGAACCACCCACCTCATTGTGTATTCCCCAACAATCACTTCTTTGATTACCACTAAAAACGTTACCAGTAACTGATATTATACCAGTAGAAACGTTTCTAAGACCATAACTACCAGAACCTCCTATTGGCTGATTTAAATCTGCTCTTGAAAAATCATAACCGTAAACATTACCAGAAACTTCAACTGTGCCTGTTGAGTTATTAACAAGACCAGGTGTGCTTGTTCCTTGACCTCCATATACATTACCAAAAACCCTTATTATACCTGACGAACTATTAATAGCCCCATAAGAATTTGTTCCGCTATAACCACTTACAGTTCCGTAAATTGTAATAGTACCTGTGCTAGCATTTTGAGAACCTGTACAACTAGCTAAACTACCCCCGAAACTACCCCCATATATGTTCACGACACCAGAAGTAACATTATAAATTCCGGTTCCGGAACCAGTAGTAGCATATCTATTACCTAAAGCATACCCTGTAATATTAACTGTCCCCGTACTATTGTTAACAATACAAAATGTTGAACCACCTGTGCCATTAGATACGTTACCTATAATATTAACTGTCCCTGTTGAGGAATTATTAATTCCGTATATACTCGTAGCGTTTCCAGCAGTTACACTTCCTACAAGAGTAAAAGCATTAGGGGATGCACTAGCAAAAGTAACACAAGTAGAAGAACCAGATATAACATTTGTAGTCATTACCACACCATTATTAGGTCTAAATGTTCCACCGCCGCCTATACCTGTTGTACCAATTGTATTAATAGATAAGACTTGTATGTTTTGATCCACATAGATAGTAAACCCTGAAGCAAAAACATCATCTGTGGAAGTAGGAGCATTAGGGGACCAGACTGTAGCATCTGACCAAACACCATTTTTAGTAGCTCTAATATTTGCCATAACTACATATTAAAAGCTGTCAACAATTGTCCAAAACTTTGAACTGTTGCTGATTCTTTTAACCTCCCTCCTAATGAATTTGTATCTATAGCACTTGTCTGAACACTCCAAACTGTTTGTGGTTGTAAAGCTACAATACCTATAGAATTATCTACAGCTACACCTTGTAGTACAGAACTTATAGAAGGTATAGCACACGTGCCTGTATAGTCATTTAAATTATATTTTGTTCCCAGTCTTACTGAAGATGCTGGTGGTACTATATTTGTAGAAAGAGATGTAAAGAGAACTTGTGCAGCAGAAGCAGAAGTAAACATTGTTGTTGTAGAGGTATTAGTAGGTAATATAAAAACATTACCTGCTGTTGGCCATTGACCTCTAGCCCCACAAGATAATCCTTGAATGATTGTTGTTCCAGTTTGAGATCCGAAAATTCCTGGTGCAGCACCTCCAATACCAGAAGATCCTAGACCCCAGCCGTTACCTATAGCGGTTCCCTGAACATACATGAATCCGGTTGCGTTATTATTAGCTCCATAAGCTGTCGCACCTGTACCACCTAAAGAATTGCCATAAATTTGAACTGTACCACCACTATTATTATTAACACCGTAAGTGGTAGTACCTGAGCCTCCATTACATATTCCAAATATATTTAATATTCCAAAAGAATTATTAATAGAACCATAAATATTGTTTGTCGAACTACCTATACAATTACCTGTTATATTAATAACACCTGTACTATTGTTTATAAGGCCAGCAGCAACTCTCCCATATGAATTTCCTATAATATTAATAATACCTATACTATTATTAAAAACACCGTAACCTGTTGCAGTAACTGCTCTTGCTCCACTTACATTTCCGTAAATTGTTAAAGTGCCTGTAGAAGCATTATATGCTCCATAAGCATTTCCTCCTATTGGACCCCCTTCAACGCTTCCATATATAGTCATTGTACCACTGGTATTGTTATTAATACCTACAATACCAGTGGTATTAGATCCAGAAACATTACCAACTATTGTACAAGTATTTGGAAAAGCGCTTAAAAAAGTTATACAAGTTGTAGTTCCCGGTACAATATTTGTAGCAGATAAAGTAATATTATTATTAGGGTAAAAGTTGCCACCAGCAACACCACCTGAACGAGCTGTAGTTCTTACTGAGGCAACACTAGTACTAATATCTATGTAAATGTTTTTACCATCAGCATAAACATCATCTGCAATAGTAGGTAAAGTTCCTGCTTGAGTAGCTGTAGCAGTAAGCCAGTTACTAAGAGTGCTCCAAAGACCGTTTGCTGAAGGCCAATAAGTTGCCATACATTATAAATTAAATGAAGCTATTTGACTTCCTACAGATTGCGCTGTAGCTGCATTACGAAGTCTATCACCCATTGACCCTACATCAGTTGCAGATAATCTAGAATATCCCCAAACTGTTTGAGGGGTTAAAGCAGCTACACCAACTGTATTGTCTACAGGTACTCCAAATTCTACAGCACTAGCTGAAGGAACTGCCATAGTACCTGTTGTATTACCGACATTATAAACTGTTCCTAGTCTTACAGAACTTGCTGGAGGCATCAACCCTGATACTGATAAAGAGTTATAAAATGTTACAGTGCTCCCTGTTGCTGTTGTATAACCTACTAATGTATTTTGATTTGATGGAAGTATATAAACGGGCCCGGTAATTGGAGTCTGACCTCTTATACCAAACTCAACTTGCTCAACATACATTCTTCCGTTTTGTGAATTACTTGCTCCAACTACACTACCTATTCCTGCAGAACCTAGACCGTAATCATTACCTACCACTTTTGTGCAATACAAAAATCCTGTTGATGAATTATTAACACCAGGGGCTGTAATTCCTCCTTTAGCTGTACCGTAAATATACACAGAACTAGCTGTTCCATGGCTAATACCATAAGCAGTAGTACCACTTCCACCTAAAACTGTTCCAGTTACATTAATAGTTATTGTTGAATTACTATTGCTAATGCCATGAGCGTTTGTACCAGAACCTCCTACTATAATACCACTTACACTCACACTCGAATTTGCTAAATCAGCTAGGTTAATTCCATAAACCGATGCAGTTGCCCCACCATACACTCCCCCAATAACTCTTATAGAGCCAGGCGTAGTCTCTATTGCAAGACCACTACTAAAGTTGGTACCAGTTGCTGTTTGACGAGAGCCGTATGCGTTACCTGTTAAATTTAACGTACCAGAACTGTTAACCAAAACACCAAACGCTGCTGTACCACTACCTGAATTAGCAACAATATCTCCAACTACATTTAAAGTGCCTGCTGCAGAAAAGCCTCCCCCGTAACCTCTATTAAAAACGGACGCAGAAAGATTTCCAACAACATTTAAAGTACCTGTATTTGAAACTGCAACCCCAGATGCTCCTGATGAAGAGCCCCCGACAGCATTACCTACAAGTGTTGCACTATTAGGAGAGGCTAAATTAAAAACAAGGCAACTCGTAGAACCAGCGAACACTGAAGCAGTTAATGATATATTATTCGAAATATTAAATGTACCCCCTATAGTTCCTCCAGTTCTTTGTGTTGTTCTTATAGAATTAACTCTTGTACTAATATCTATAGTAATCGTTTTACCATCCGCATATACATCATCTGTAGAAGTTGGCAATACCCCAGCAGTAACCCCTGTAGCTGTTAACCAGTTACTAAGAGTGCTCCAGCTTCCGTTTGCCGCTGGCCAATAATCAGCCATTTATAAAACCTCCTTCACCGGTATATTCTTGACCATTTATAAAAACTTTTCCTAAACCTGTATTCCAAATACCCCAAGAGTAACCTCCAAGACCTAATAAAGAAGTGCCTGATAAATTTATAGTACCTGCAGAGGTATTGTTAATTCCGTAACTATAACCTCCATTACCTCCTCTTACTTCACCAAAAATATTTAAAGTCCCAGAGCTTAAATTTTCAACACCAGCCATGTAACCACCATCTCCTCCAGATATACTTCCAATGATTGTAGAATTTGTACCAGAGAATTTTAAACAAGTATTTGTCTTAGCAGCAATGTTTCCTACAAAAGTAATTTCATCCTCTAAAATAAATGTACCACCATAAAATTGACCATCAATAGGTGAATCAGTTGTTATTAGACTACAAGCAATATCTGTATCTATAACTATATCCTTTCCAGCACTATATACAATATCATCTACACCGGGAACAACCTGATAACACCAGATTGTAGGATCAGACCAGTTTCCTGATTTTATAGCGAAAACTTGCATAATAAGACTTATTTTAGACGTAAGTGGCCGTCAACCTTCCAGTCCAAGAATTTATAGCAGAAGCCTGGTTTGAAATTGTTCCGTTATTGTTATAGGTTAGTCTTGTGAGTTTCCAGATTGGGTTTGTTTCAAATGTTCCATAAGGAGCTGTTCCAGAATAAGAATAATCAATATTAGCTACTGTTACATAATCAAATCTTCTAACAGGTTCAAACCAAGATGCAGAATTATTTTGAACGATTGTAGTAGTGTTATTCCAAGTAGCAGAAGTTGTAGAAACAATAGTGTTGACTGCTGGGTCTCCTCCTCCACCGCCACCTGAAAAAATATCTAATAAATTAACACCTGCTGACAAATAGTTATTCGCATAAACAGTATTTGTAGCTGAAATATTGCCTTTTACGGTCAGTCTTTCATTTGGATAAGCTGTATGTATACCAACGTTTCCGGACGTACTTAACCAAAGCTGAGGAAAAAGACCTGCGTTAAAATATATATTATTATATTGAGATACATTTGCATTAACACCAGCAAATTCAAATACAGAAGGTCCCCAATAGTTATTTGAATTTGTTAACATTCCTATGGAACCATCTGCTTTTCCTAAGAACATTCCACCTTTAATAGTTGTTGTAGGCACGGCGCCGCCTTCAGCATCTTGACCTAAAACAGTTAAAGAACTTGTTTGTAATTTATTATTAGGGCTATTAGGATCAACATTATCAAGACCAACAAGAATAGAGCTAAATCTTACCGTGTCTGTTGTATTTAAATTTTGATTAAAAACTGGATCAATTCCATCTACTCCAGATGATAGAGTTATAACCACTGAACTATCTGGAATTAAAGAACTATAATACGCCCCAGCGCTTTCAATACCTAAACCGGCCTTATTTGATGGATTAGCAGAATTCCAATCAGTTAATGCAGTACCTATAGTAGTGGAGCCGTCAAATGTTAAAGAAATATTATTACCAGCTGATCCGTAATTATTTGCATTAATAACAATATATACTGTTTCTGAATCAATACCGCCTGATAACGATACCTCTTGATCTGCTTCTGGTGTCAGCTGACCGTCCCCAGACGTTAAAGTGATAGTGTTACTGGGGTTGTCTTGATTGTAATCATAAATAGCAGTATCAACATTTGTATTTCCATTAAAATACAAATAAGCTGAGTTACCTGCAGTTCCAGGATTATCTGCTACAATAGTAATTGTAATATCATCTACTAAAGTACCTGAAAAAGATGCATAAGCAAGTTGCGTTGTTATATCACCGGAGAAAAATGCTTTACTAACATTTAAATGTGTGTATCCGTGAGCTGATAAAGCAAACTGCCCTGAGGTACTTTGATATGTTGTAGCAGTTTCGTAAGCTTTTTGCCAATTACTGGAATTGCTTTGTACTGTTGTGTAAGTTGATTGCCAGTTACCAGAAGCACTTTGATATATACTCGTAGGTAATAAGGTAGCTGTAGAAGCTGCTACACTTGTACGATAACTATTAAAAGTTGTATTTGTAACTAACTGACCTGTTAAAGTATTTGTAAGAGTTAAAGGTGTTAAAAGACTAGAAACAGAATTTAAAGCTGTAATAGTAGCAAAAGAAGAACTTACCGAACTATAAGCAGTAGCTGTGTTGTAAGCAGTATTCCAATTTGCTGAATTAGAAATAACAATTGTGTTAACATCGTCTCTTCCTGTTCCTCCTCCACCGGTACCTGATAATGCGAATATATCTAATAAATCTTTACCGCCTGATAAAATTTTTCCTAAAGAGCTTAAGGAAGTAACCGTAAGGGTATTACCAGGACCAACTAAAACACCTTGGTTATTAAATTTCCAGGAATATTCATTTTGAGATATAAGCTCAATTGTATTATCAACAACATCAAAAGAGATTGAATTACCTTCATTGTCATAAGCAAAAAAAGCATAGGGTGAAAGAGAGATTCTAGAGAATGAAGAAGGTGAAACTGTTTCAGATTGTATGTTAAGTACTTCTCCGTCTGGTGCAGTAATAAAGTTATCTGGAAAACTAATTGAACCGTCTGTATTTAAAATAAGAGATTGAGAACCAGAAATTAAACGATCTGGAATTCCAGAAATAGCTCCCCCGCCAGAACCAAATAACGTAGAAATATCAACACCACCAGATAGATACTTACCGGTAACATTAAGGTCGCCACGCATAGTACCACCTTCAGCGTATTGTACGGCATTGGTACCGCCACCCCCTCCAGTAAAGCCTAAATTGGGATAACGAGATAAAATTTCAGCTACTTGTTTTTCAACAATCGATTTAATATCTG